TAATGGATGCTTCTGAAGTTAATAGCATTGCCAAAGCTGCTATAGGAACATTGAAAGAAAGCATCTTAGTAGGTAAAGAGGGAGGTGCTTTAGTTTCCGATGTACAAGCAGATTCACATGCTATTATTCTTCAGCAACAGCGTATACGTGAGAGAGAGCGCCATAAGCAAGAACATCTAGGTAGTCATCAAGAACAGAAGTCTTATAATAGATTTATTAGTAAGATGGAAGAACTTAAAGTATCAGATGATTTAAAGGCTAAGATACTTAGGGAACATGGAGTAGCAGGGTGGGATGCTTATCTAAAAGCTAAGGCAGAGGTTGAAGCACAGGATAAGGCAGAGAGTGAGCATATCACTGATGATGAGCTACACATGGCTGATGTTACTTGGTGGTGCTTTGCTGTTGCAATGCTCCTTGCATATCTACTTACACATGGCTAATAAGAGATATGGAAAGCTAGTTGCTATACTAATATTCCTATATACGCTGTTCAGCATATATTTAAAACATGCACAACACAAATAGAAAAGGGGCCGAAGCCCCTTTCTTATGTCTTACTAATAACAAGTCCTAGCATATGCATCTCAGCTACATTAGGATGACCACTCCACATAAACTTATTACGTACATACTTGCGTAGTGCTGTCCGTGCCTTCTCGTAGGAAGGGAATAGAATTCGTAGGCTGAGTGGTAGACTCCCGAACTTTGCTTTCAATTTGTACATTTAGTTTCCTCTCTTCTCTTGCAATTAAATACTCGATGTTGTGTTTAGCCTTCATCAAGTCCTCTAGTGAGTTGCCTTTATACTTATGGCGTAGCAAGTATTTTACAGCACTTGCTTCCCAACCATTCATATCGTAGGCTTCCCAAATCTGCCACGGTTGAATCTCGTGGTTCTTGTAGTGATTACCGCCGTATTGAACAGCCATAACCCTATCATAGTTGTCGCTCATTTAGCTTTCTTTAGTAATGCTGGAAGCTTACCTTCAGCTTCTTCCTTATCTAAGGCTTCATGCATAAGTTTTAAGAAGCCTGTTTGTACAATAAGCTGCATCAGTTCGGGGCTAACATCAGTTAGGTTGACATCAGCACTGCCATCATCATGTTCTTTTACTAGCGTTACAATCATTTCTTTTTCTCCAATACACAGTTGCACAGTTGATGAATACGATTGTCTTCAGTTTTAAACTGAATAATAATCTCTAACAGCTTATCTGTTTCATAAGCATGTATCTTTAAATACTTACGCAAAGATAACATAATATTATAACTATCGTCATTTGTCATAACTACTCCTTATAGTTTGTTTAGCTTTATACACAAGTTTCTTAGCATACCCTGCTGTGCAGCCTAAGTCAAGCCCTACGTCAGCATAACACAATCCTTGACACTCTTTCAAGTACAAAGCCTGTTGTTGTTTCTTAGGCAACATCTCCATAATCCCTACTATCTCTTGCTTAGTCTCTAACAACGTCTCAGGGGTACAGGTGATGGCTATCTCAACATCCATTTGTAGGCCCCTAGAAGGCCTCACACGCGATTTGTTTATAGCGATGGTACATAACCATGTGTAGAGGCTACTATCGCCTTTAAACGTGTGTAAATACTTGTACGCAGAGATGAATGCTTCTTGTGTTATTTCCTCTGCTAGTGCGTTATCTTCTACTCTTCTACGTACAACATAGAAAACACGCTTCCAATACTTAGTGACTAAAAGGGAGAAAGAACTCTCCCTCCCTTCTAGTGCTTCTGTTATTAGTAATGCATCAGATTTCACACACACCCGCACTACATGCCAACTGTTGAGCACCTTCAACATTATCTGTGTGCTCTGTGAACGCTTCCCAATCAACTGTTAGCGGCATAGCTGCTAGAAGATGTTCGTAAGTTTCCTTACTAATCTCTTCATATGGAGCTTGACGATAGCTACCACCGTCCCAAGGTAAAAAGCTAATACCGCTAATTTCATCAAAATGCTCCCATACCCATGCTCCTACAGCGGGCCAATCTTCTTCCTTAACTGAGATAGTTACAGAAGGCTTATGTTCACACCAATGACGCTGGTACATCAACCATAGTTGTAAGTGTG